TATGAATCGAATGTACAGGGCGCCGGATACTTTCACATGCACAGGGAAACCACCGAAGAGACATTAAGCCATAGAGCATCCGAAGAAGAACGGCCAATCAGGCAGCGGGGTCGAACCCTTATGACCTGGATTCCCAAAGCAGAACATCTGGCCAACCATATATGGGACTGCGATGTCTATGCCGCCTTTGCTGCCGAGCTGGCCGGGGCAAGAACACTTGCGGACCCTGGAATAATGAAAAAAGAAAAACCAAAACCCCTAACAGAGAGGAAGCAGGGATTTCTTGATGGACTTCCTAAATTGTAAATACTACTCTGCAAAGCGGCTTTGCTGCGTAGCACGAGTTGTCAATTTCCAATTTTATATTTTTATAGAAAATTTAAAATGGCAAATGGTTTTTTAGATGACCTGCCGAGACTGGCTGGTTACAGCTCGGGTAAAAAGAAGAAAAACCAGACTCCTCCACCGGAGCCGCCGGAGGATGTGTGCGTAAAATATGTCAAGCTTACATGTCCCCGCTGCGGCAGTATTAAGGTTCCTGTGTATAACACAAACCACCTGCCAATACGTTATCATAAGTGCTCGGACTGCGGATTTCTGTTTAAATCTGTAGAGTAAACGGGTCAAATCGGGGGTTAAAAAATTTTTAATGTTGTTGCTAATTATTAGCAATAAGCTTCTTTTCTCAAATTTCATACCCGGTACACTACATATATGGCAGCGACGTTAGCAGATCAACTGGATAGTGTACAGACGGCAATAGCCGCCATCGAAGGCGGTGCCCAGAGCTACACGATTAACGGCCGTTCTTTCACGAGAGCGGATTTGGCAACTCTTTATGCACGCGAGGAAAGAATACTGACAAAAATCGAGCGGGACTCGAATACCGGCGGAATGAGAACGGTAGCGGAATTTTGAAATAGTGAGCAGAGACAAAAATATTTTGAATATGACGGCCGAGACGGTTGACTCACTGGTGGGAATCGTTTCGCCGAGAGCGGCATATCGGCGTAAACAATATCGCTTTGCATACGAGGCACTCGATTCACACAGGACAAGAACAAAGAGAAGCGGTCTGGGAGGTACCGGCGATTCACATCTAACCGAAACCAATCTTTACAACCTCCGCGAAATTCACCGCGAACTTATGAGAAATAACCCTATTGTTAAGGGACTTTTGCGGATGGAAACCGACCAGCTGATTGGAGAAGGACCAATCATCCAAAGTAAAACAGATGATAAGGGATGGAACGATGCCTCGGAGACACTGTGGGCTGAAGAAATGGTTGAAAAGCCCTGCGACCTGACCGGCAGGTTAAATGTTAATGAGTGTATAAAGAATTCGTTTTTCGCATACAGAAGAGATGGTGATTCGGCGGTTATATTCCTCGATGATAAACTGCAGCTCATCGAGGGCGACCAAATCGGGACGCCCTTCGGCAGGAAAAAAGAAACAGACCTCTTCAAGGTTGTTAATGGAATTGCATTTGATAACAATGGTCCTCTGATTGGTTACTATATCGGTCAACCATCGCTCTATGGTTATATCAAGCCGGAAGATTATAAAAAATATTTAGCCGAGCAGGTGCATTTCATATTCGACCCGGAGCGGTCGAGCCAGTCGAGGGGTGAGCCGGCACTAACCAGCTCAATCAAATATATCGACCACCTGACCAAGTACGTCGATGCCGAGCTGGTTGCGGCCGTAGTCAACGCCTGCTTCGTAATGTTCATCTCCCGCCGAGAACCGAAGCTGCCGACGCCTTACACTAAAGGCATCAGCTCGACCGGATACGATACTGACAACAATCGGCTGGAAAAACTGGAGCCCGGCTCGATTCTTTACGGTGAAGAAGGTGAGGATGCCAAGGGAATCGGCAATGTCCGGCCAGGCGAGGTGTTCGACCCGTTTGTTAATAAGATGCTCGCCTTTATAGGCAGGCCGTTATGTATACCCTTGATGCTGATTACACTGGATTTTTCCGGTGCGACTTTTATGAACGCCCGAATCGCCTATCAGCCGGCACAATTGAAATGGAGAATCGAGCAGAAAAACAGGGTTGTTCCTCTTGTCTCAAAAATATGGCGATGGTTTATCACCCGCAAAATTGCGGAAAAAGCACTCACACAAAGAGACGATGCGTTCCGGTTTTCGGTGATTTGTAATCGCTGGCCGTATGTTGACCCTTACAAGGAATCCATGGCCGATAAGCAGCAACTCGAAAATAAGACCACCACACGGACACGAATCGCCGCCCGCCAGGGCGATGATTTCGAGGACCTGGCAGATGAGAGAGAAAGAGAAGAAAAAATACTCGAGGAAAAAGGCTTAAAAGAGCCTGTATTGGCAGGAGTACAAAACGATGATTGAATTTAAAAATAAACAGCAGTTCGATGAAATTCCGCAGGAAGCGTTTAATTTCAACATGGAGGGAACCGTAACCTTTGCCGACGGTTCCGGCGAGGATAAGAAAAATATCAGGATGCAGCTCTATGACGGCTCAATCGTATCTCATTGGTACTGGGGCAACCTCGCATTTGATTTAAAGACGATGAAACTCGCCAAGAAAAAAGTTCCAATTCTCTACGACCACGATACCGACCAGAGAGTTGGCTATTCGACCGGTGCCAGCTTCGATGGGGCGTTTATACTTGAAGGAAGATTCCTTGATGGCTCTCTGCATGCCGAGGCGATTCAAAGGGATATTCAAGACGGATTCCCCTTCGAGGCCTCGCTGCGGTTCGACCCGGAAAAGACAAAAATCGAATTCATTAAAGAAGGTGAATCCGTTGAGGTAAACGGCAGAACTCTCAAAGGTCCCGGCACACTGATGAGCAATACCGTAATTATGGAGGGAAGCACCTGTGTATTCGGGGAGTTAAAAAACTGTAAATCAGAGGTATTTAAAACAAATTTATTAAAGGAGAATAACATGTCCGAACCAACAAAAACAATCACCGTCGAGACCTTTAAGGCTGACAACCCAGATGTTTACAAACAGATTTTCGACAAGGGTAAAACCGAAGGCGAGGCCTCGGAGCGGAAAATCGTTACCGATTTTCTAAAGGCCTTCGGCGATGAGCCTGCCTTCTGCATCGAGCAGCTCAAAAGCGGCAATACGCTTGAAGAGGCAAAGGATGCCTACGTTACCAAGCTCAAGGCCGACAAGGCTCAAGCCGTTGCTGATGCGGTAAAGGCAGCCGCTGCGGCCGCAAAAAATAACCCCACCGCTGCCAGGCAGGCCTTCAGTGATGAGCAGCAGGCAGGAAAGCAAGCCGACCCCAATGCACCCCAAACCGATGAGCAGCTCAAGGAAGAGTTTAAAAACTCAGCGGAGTTACAGGATGAATTTCCCAACGGAGTCGAAGCGTACATTGCCTTCAAACATGCCGAGAAAAAAGAACTGGTGAAAATCAGTTCAAGAAAATAACAAAAGGGAATTGACATAAAAATTGTCAATCGACAATTTACAATTGAAAATTTATAAATCGGTGTCAAAAAATTGAAAAGAGGAAATTAAATTATGGCAAAAGAAACAAAAAATCAGGCAAAAGAAACTGCCGCCCCCGAGCCGCCAAAGGTGAGTAAGGCATCATCAGGTCCGACATTCGAGATAGCAGGCAATGACCCGTTTGTTGATGGTACGGTCAGATTCTACGCCTCAATAAGCAAAGATGCCGAGCCGCAGAAACTGTCGGCAAGGCCCTTTATAATTGAGGCTGCGGACTCTGCAGGGCTGGATACCCTGAAAAACTATCGCACCCGGGCTGCCGGTGCCTGCGACAAGGCAAGAGTAGCAGCCGCCGATGAGGCTATAAAGCAGTTCGCCAAATTATGAAAAATAGCCACAGACCTAAAAATTGACAATTGGCAATTGAATATTGATTATTAAAAAATTGAGCCGCAGAGGCCACAGAGGACACAGAAATATTTTAAAAAAACAGTGTAAATCTGTGAAAGCTGTGGCAAAAAATAGTAAATTGAAAATAGTAAATAGAAAATAATAAAGTAGCACGAGCAGTGGCAAAAATTGAAAATATAAAATAGAAAATGGAAAATTTAAAAGGAGTTAATCATGACTACATTAGCAAAAAACAGTCCGGTTGCTGCCGTTGAGGGTGGTTGCAATTCCGTACCGATTATTGCAAACGACATTGTATATGAAGGTGCAATGGTAGGCGACAACGCCTCGGGCTATGGCAGACCTCTCGTGGCCGGAGATAAATTTCTGGGCCACGCGATAAGTAAGGTTGATAATACCGCCAGCGGGTTTACAGGAGCGGCGGGAGCTGCCGGAGATCTGGATATAAAGCTTCGCAGCGGCAGATACCGTCTTGAGGTATCTCTTGCCGGGGCTATAACCGATGTGGGTCAGCCAGTTTATGCATCCGATGATGATACGTTGACGTTCGTTGGGGCAGGGACCAGCACGGGCAATAGTTACGTCGGGGTTGTTACCCGGTATGTATCCGCAACAAAGCTCGAGGTCGAATTCCGACCGGGTGAGGTTGATGAGTTCGGTCCCAATACCGTCAACCGCATTCTCAAGTCGGCGAATTACACGGTGCTTCTTGCCGACAGCGGCAAAATCATCTACATCGATACGACCACGGTAGTTGCCGCCATGTCGGCCATAGCCACGTTGCTATCGGGTTTCGAGGTGACCATCGTCAATGCCGGTACTTCCGGTGCTACTTTGATTCAAGTTGACCCCGACGGTTCGGAAGTAATGTCCGGAGGCTGCGGCCTTGCCGCCGGCACCGCCGGTCAGAAAATTTCCAATACCGCTGCGACGGCCAAGCGAGGCGACTTCGTCAAACTCGCGGGTAATGCAACTGGTTTTACTATTATCAGCATGCGCGGCACATGGGTGATGGCATAAGAAGTTTTTAAAAAATTAAAATTTGAAAAGTGAATAACGGGGTTTTTCTTTCGGCTGGCCAGCCGGAAGGAAACGAAAGAACAATTAAAGCGGCTGTTAGGAGCCTAACCTCCTGACGGCCGCTTTTTTTGTTGCCCCAAAAGATTAACCAACAAGAATTTAGGAGATAAATCATGTCAGCAAGTGTATTAGGTTCAAGAGCGATCATCGGCGAATTTTACAACAGGCTCCAAGGTTATGTCGGTTCGAGCTGGATTCCGCTGATAAGTATGCTTTTCAATTCCGACCAGGAATCGGAAACTTACAAGTGGCTCGGCATGGTGCCTGCACTTCGTGAGTGGCTCGGCGGACGCCAGGCCAAGGGTTTCCGC